AAACATTATAAAATTGAAAATACAAAATATTACCACTTTAAAGATCACTAGAATGTTTTGAACATTTCTATACCACCTTATATTTATTATAGAGGGCTCTATCTACGAGCACCTAGCGTTTACAGAAGACGTAACTTTTGCTTTAGCACTTTAACCTTGTGAATGGAATATTGGCGGAGGGACCTATGAGGAAGTACCTACTAACCTCCTTTGTTATCAAATTTTCTGAGTCGATTTATTTCGATGTTTCATAGTTGTGGCGCACTCCCACTAAATTTAGATACTCAAAACCCAATATGTGGCATTCCTACGTTGTTAGAGAGTTCCGCGCAGGCGGCTATCGCGTTTATTTAATAGATAAGGTTTATTAATGTAAGTAGCCATTCTTACATGAAATACTAATCACCTTCTATTATCTAAAACCCTGTTGTTTAGCTATATATTATGTATTCAATTAACAATGTTGAAACCAGTGCACTTGATCTTAGTGCCGAAAATAAGAAGATCAATAACGAATATTCTTTTAAAGAATACAAGAATTTGGATATACCGAATTTTGATGATTTAATTGATGGTTTTGAACGACTTCACTCAGAAGTTCTTACCAACGAAAAAGCATTAAAATGTTTTCCACATTCTCAAAATCATATTATACCTCAAGCTTTTGAAGTTGACGTTAACCATAACGTACGAGTACCATTGGCAGAAGATATAATTAATAAGATGTCAGGTTGGTTCAACAAAAATCGTAAAGAAACACTTGTTAATACCAAATCTGATACCAATACACCACAAATGTCGTCAACTTTGATCGATGATATTTCTGAGGATTACTGCAAAATTAAATCACCTGCAAATAATTCCTCAAATTCCAACTCCTTTTTTGAAGGAAATTTTAGCCCAGCTTTAGTTTTCTTTAAAAATATGTTTAGCACCCTTTGGGACAACCCAGAAGTTTGTGCTTTAACATTATGTCTTACTTTTGCTTTTGGTTCCTATTATGGAATTAATCGTGAAAATAAGAAGCCAACCCATACTTTGGTGTCCAAAGCACTATTAACTTGTTCACTTATATGGGGTATGGTTGCTGCTAGTTTTGCTTACCATAAGTCTACTGACAATACTAAGTTCATTTCACTTATAAATAATCTTAATTACTTACAAAATAAGTCCGAGATACCAACTAATGAAAGTGAAGTTGCAGAACCTCAAGGTTTTGAGGATCATAAGGATTATTTTGTTGAAACACTTGTTTTAGCTACATCCATGATGGTTGGTAGTACTGCTAAACAACCAGTAACTGTTTTTTTTAAGGATATAATAAGAGTTAATAGAAACCAGAAGGAAACTTTAGGAGAAATTCTCTTAAATGCTTCTTCACTTTTGTCAACCTTTCTTGAAAAAACTACTAATTTAAGTACTCTTACAGAATATTTTGAAGTTAGTAAATTTAAAGATGATAGAGTTAATACTCTAATTGAAAGAGCTAAAGACTTTATATCTAGTGCTAATGCTGGGTTAATTTATTATGAAACTTTTAAAGATATTGTTTATCTTGAGTTAGTTGCAGATATTAAGAAATTACTTAAAGACCTTGATAATAGGTCTTATGACCATAAGGCGCTTACTTCATGCTTAACAGATTTAGAAAAACTATCAGTATCTCTTAAGACTTTTGAAAAAAGTCTTAGTGCCGATAGAATTGAACCTGTTGGAGTACTTTTGATGGGTGCCCCAGGATGTATGAAAACTGCACTTTTGGACAGAATTTCTCACTTATTTGCTAAATATACCATCCCTGAGATGTGGACTAAAGATTATAATGATAATCCTTCTAGATATATTTTTTCAGCTCCAACTGATAAATTTCATGATGGCTATTCTTATAAATCTTGGGTTTATATCCTAGATGATTTATTCCAAAGAAGGGAAGCTGTAGCTGATACCGAAGCCGATTCACTCAAAATAATTAAGCTCATCAATCCAGCTCCTTATCTTTTACAGATGGCTAATGTGAATGAGAAAAATACAAAATTTTTCCGTTCCGCCATGGTTGCTGGAACTACTAATCTCACATCTGAAAATTTTGAATCAGCACTCCAAGCTATACAAAAACCCCAAGCTGTTGCTAGACGTTTTCATTTTACTATAAAAGTTTCTATAAATGATAAGTATCACTTCCAACAGGAAACTATTAAAGAAAGTCTACCTATGATGGAATTGATTTCCGATACCGGTGAGACATATAATACTAGTAGTATTCCTGATGATTTTTGGATATTAAATGTGACCATATGGGAAGGCAATAAGAAAACTGATTTAGGAGTTGTCCTATTTGAGGATCTTATTGTCATGATGGTCGAAAGGTACCAAAAGCATGTCAAAAATTTTTATGTTAATAAAGTTACTACTGAAATATCTTATAGTAACTTAGTTAATAAACTAGATAATAAGATAAAAGGAGCTAATAAATATGGATCATGGTTTGGATCTGATTCTATTTCAAAACCTTTTATTAACTCATGTTTTCCTGCCATTCCTCAAAGCTTTGATAACGATATAATTATGGAAAATGTTAATCATTTAGATGAACCCGAAAGTATTTATGAGGATGCTGAAGAGAACCATGATGAAATGTTTCTTAGTTATTTAACTACTATTTTAAAGGCAGCTCGTTTCAGTGATGAACTTATTGGTAAATATAAGAGAGACTTTACCCTTAATCCAAAGAGAGTAGCTAATCCTGATTTTATCAATGGATATTTATTTGAGCACAATAACAATTCGAGACGTAACTATAATGATTATACTATATTTTCTAAAAATGAGCAAATTGCTTATAGGCCAGAAGATTTAGAAATTAAAGAATATGTTGATGGAATCTTATTGTATAGGGCTCACATTAGAGAGTTGCATACTCTATGGAATTTGTATTCTGAACGGAGAATTACGGCTAAGGATTTACAAGCCTGGCACAAATGTTTTTCTGTAGGTCATCCTTTAAGTAAACGTCTTGATTATGAAGCTGAATTTTATGTTATGCTGCATGTTAATAATTTATCTTATTTGATAGGGAATCTTTCTTTAGAGGACTTAATTACTAGTCAAGACATTCATACACAAATTACCTTGATTAATCACATAAACAATAAAGAATACCTGTTCGAAACACTAAGACTTCTATTGCTTTCTCAAGTGAATAAAAATATAAATGTGATCACTGGGTCGAAAATGACTTGGAGAGATACTTTTAAGATTGGAATACAAAAATTTTCTGCTAGATCTTATAGAATTATGCTCAAGATTAAAAAATTTATTTCTGATAATTATATGATGATTGCAATTGGATCGGGACTTTTTGTTGGTGCTGTTAAATTGATTTATAAGATTTATAAGTTATTTAGAGGTGAAGATATCTCAGAACCTCACTCTATGGATCAGTCACGTAATTCTGGTAGGAGTTCTCGTTCTCATAGAATTATCAAACTCTCTAAGAATATTGAGAAACTTCCAGCTAGAATACCCCAGGGATTGGCTGTAGAGGATATAGTATTTAAATCTCTACCTAAGTTAGAGTATTCTAACTTTGGTGCTCAGGATAGTGTTAACAACATATTAGCTACTATCTTTAACAAGTATTTCTTTAATGCTTTTGTTACTTTCGATTTTGGAAATGGTCCAATTGTTAGAAGGTTAGGACATGTTTGGAATCTGAAAGGTCAGATCTTTGGATGTCCTATGCATTTCATTATGACTTTGAATAACGAAAGAACCAGACATGATTACAAAGGTGCCGTAATTTGTATAAGTAATCCTACTAAAACAAATTGTTATAAGGTTACTTTAGAAGATATGATAAATAATTTTGAAACCACTACTAGATGTGCTGATAATGATTTTTGTGCTTTTAAACTTAGGCAGTCCCAAAGAAGTTCAGTTGGAATATCAAAATTTTTATTGAAGGAAAATGATGTTTTACAATTGAGTAGAAATAGTACTTTTGCCGTCAATATAGTTGGTACTGAGATGATTTATCAAAATGATCGCTCATATATCAATACTAGATTCGTTATGACAAAAGGAAGGTTTACATCTAATCAAGTATTTAAAGCTACTTGGGAAGTTGAAGATGATCTAGTTTATAAGATAACAAGGACAGTTACTTATGATAAAGAATGTCATAGTGGTGACTGTGGTTCAGTTTTAAGTTTAAACGATAATAACTTTCAAAATCGTACTATATTAGGTATGCATATTGGAGGTTACAATAAAGCAGGCTTCGGATCAATAATTACTCAAGAAATGATCGAAGAGATCGACGATATATTCGATCACGGCCCTGTTTTTAATGATGAAGAGGAGATTGCTGGAGTTTATCCATATGTTTCTGAACCACATGGTAATTTACAATCTTTCATGAAATTTGATTCTAATCATTCACTATCTAGTCCATCTAATAGTGATATTAAGAAATCATTAATACATAGTAAATTGCCTAAACCATTTGATAAGGTCACTACTAGACCAGTTAGACTTGGTCCATATATTGATAGTGAAGGTTTGCTCCAGATACCAATGCATAAAGCTATACTTGGTTATGGTTTTGAGGCACCCACTATTGAAGACATAGTTCTAGTGCAAGCATCTAGCTCTTATGAACAATTAATTCGATCCAAGACTGAAAAGTTCAAAGATAGGAGAGTTTGGTCTATCAAAGAAGCTTTACATGCCAAAAATAATGTTAGAGGTATTGCTTCTTCTACTAGTTCTGGATATCCTATGAACCTCAAGAATGTAGAGGATCTTAAAAAGAAATACTTGAATCATTTTAATGCTCAAGAATTTGATAAGGCAGAACTATACTATATTAAAATAGAAACTCGTATTGGTGAACTTATTGAATTATATGATAATAATATAAGACCTGCTTTTATTTATTATGACTTTCCGAAAGATGAAACTAGAGAAATAGGTAAGGATTGCCGTATGATTTCCGGTTCACCATTTGATTACTTGTTGTTAGTAAGGATGTACTTTGGTGCTTTCATGGATGCTTTTATTGAAACTAACATAGATGTTGGCTCTGCAATAGGAATTAATCCTTTTTCTTGTGATTGGGACCGACTTGCTAGAGAACTAAGAAAATTTGGTAGAGTTGATGGTGAATACAAGGTTGGTGCTGGAGATTACAAGAAATATGATGGTCATGAACAACCTGCAATACATAATGAAACCTTAGATATTATTAATGCTTGGTATGGATATAAAGATGAATATGGAACTAAAATTAGGACCTTTTTATGGGCTGAAATTACCAATTCAAAACATCATTTTTGCAATGAGTTAATTGAATGGTTTAATTCCATGCCTAGTGGTAATCCTATGACTGCTATTATAAATACCATGAATAATAATATCTATTTCAGATGTTCATGGATAATATTGGGTAACCCTATCTATGATTTTAACATTCATGTATATTTTGTAGGTTTAGGAGATGATAATAGTTATTGTGTCCACCCCAAATATCACCACTCTTTTAACGAGATGTTATTACCTGCAGCAATGCGTAGTTTAGGACAAATATATACTACCGAAACTAAAACTGAGGCTTCTGAAGTTTTCAGAAATCTTGAGGATATTGAATTCCTTAAACGAAAATTTATATTTTCTATTGAAGCCAATAGATATATAGCCCCTTTACGTCCAGAAAGTATGATTAACATGCTTAATTGGACAAAAAAGAAAAAGAATGGTAAGGAGAGAAAATCTCCCGAACAAATTACTGTAGATAACATTGCTACAGCTCTTAGAGAATTTGCTTTACATGGTAAAGACACGTATAAATATTGGTATTCTGAATTAATCAGACTTAAGGAAGATTATTATGAGGGATATGAATTTGAATGTCTTGTTCACCGTGATTACCACATGGCTCTTACCGAAACTCTCGGTGGAGATCATGTTTGGTACATGTAAAGTCTAAAACTAAAACTGTAAATATGTAAATACTTTTAAAATACGCCCGTAATGGCGTTAAACTACTCTGGAAACATTATATTATAATGAATCCAAGCCCCAAAGGCAAATTTAATGTGTGATCTTGCTTTCTTATAGGCTCATCATTGTGAGTTAGTAATGCTGCATTGAATAATCTCAGGACTATTTAGTCACTACGCCCAAACTGAGAGTTGGCAATCCCAACGAACAAAAGTTAGATGAACCCTGATTTAGTGTTAATTGAAGCTAAATTAGGTTAATTAAACCAATTGCTAACATTAACTCAAACCAACCAGTCACTAGTGTTACTAGTGGAATCCTCAATAATGGAGATTCAACCCCCACCCCCGTCCAAGGTACTCCCGAAGACGCTCACACTGAAGCAGCTGTCAATCAAGTTTTTCAGCACGCTACCACCAAATTCATCGATGATAATGATACCGTTAACAGAGATGAATCCACAGTCGAACATATCAACTCTAGTTGGTTATCACTCAACGACACTCAATCCACCGAACAGACTATTATTGATTTTCTTTCGAAACCTATTATACTCACTTCAGGTACTTTTTCCACTACTGATACTTATACTTTTTTTAACTACTTTACTATGCCTCTTTCTGCTTTTGGTTCTACACAAGGGCAATTATGGAAGAATAAATTAAGTGGTTTCTTTGGTATTCGTATGGATATGAGATTCCGAATAGTTGTCAATGCTAATAGATTTCAGCAAGGTCGTTATGTAATTGGATGGGTTCCTCTTGCTGGTATGGCAACAACCACTTCCAATTTTAAGGCTGCCTTTATCAATAATATGCATATGGCCACTTTAGTTCAAAGAACTACTGTTCCACATGTTGAATTTGATCTAGCTACAGAAACATCGGCTGAATTGTTGATTCCATTTGTCAGTACTCAAAATTTCTGGCCATTGAATTCTGCTATTTCTGGCAATGATGTCTCTACCCTAGGTTATCTTAGTATTTATCCATATTCACCACTTGTTTCTCCAGCTGGTTCTACGGTAGCATCTTATACTCTTTATGTTTCTTTTGAAAATGTTAAACTTTTTGGTGCTGCTTCCCCTCAAGCAGGTATTCGAGATAAGGAAATTTCCAATAAAATGAATGGACCTATATCCGGTATCGCTTCTGCAGTTTCCCGAGGATTTCGTGAATTTAGTACTATTCCTGCCCTCTCTGAGGTTGCTGGTACTATATCATGGATCTCTGATAGAATAGCTAGAACTGCAAATATGTTTGGTTTTTCAAAACCTACCCAAGGAGATTCGCTTTCTAAGTTCATGTTACTGAACAACTCTTGTCATTCACAAGTAGATGGTGATTGTGAAGCACGATCACTAGGTTTCATTAGTAAACCTGGTGTAATGCTTAATCACGGGTTATCTGGTTCATCAATTGATGAAATGGATTTCTCTTATATAGTTCGTAAGTATGCTTATTATAGGCAATTTAATTGGACTTTATTATCTACTGGTGTACTAGTTACTCAGAAAGTTGTTCCTGTAGTTTCAGTCTCTGCTTCAGTAGGATTATCTTATCCTCCTGTCTCTTATCTGACCAATTTCTTTAGTTATTGGAGAGGATCCTTGAAGTATCGTTTCAAGATAGTTAAGACAGAATTCCATTCAGGAAGGATACAAGTCTGTTTTTATCCCACTGATGAATCTACCTTTACTGCCTCTGCTTATTATGTTAATAGACAAATCATTGATATCCGTGATACCAATGAATTTGAAGTTACTGTTCCTTATATAAGCAGATCCCCCTATGCCAATGTTTCTGGTAATGAATCCATTGGTACGTTAACCATTGAAGTTGTTGATGCTTTAGTTGCTCCAGCGACCGTTAATAACTATGTTACTTTTCTTGTAGAAATATGTGGAGGTGATGATTTCGAAGTTGCCCAACCTAAAGATAATAGAGTTTCTTTTACTTATGCTGTACCCCAATCAGGTTTAGACAAGACATCTAAGTCTATAAGTTTTTGTATAGGTAATTCAGTGGTTAATGCTAATCCTATTACTGCTTCAGCTCTAGTAGTTGGAGATAAGATATCTAGTCTTAGATCTTTTCTCAAAAGATTCACGCCGATGATCCCTAATTCTGGCTTAACTGCTTCTACATCTAGACCCACTACTAGTTTGATAACTGTTACCCCCGATATGTTGACAGTAATGGGCACGGGTACTGCTACCTACTATTATTATCCTGATAATGTTGCTTTATGGGCACCTTGTTATGCTTTATGGAATGGAGGCATCAGGATCAAAGATGATATTACAGTTGCAGCATCTACTACCCCTGCCAATATTCCATTTTCGAATACGGCTACAGTTGTTATGTATCCAGCTAACAATTATTATGATACTGATTCGCAGCCAATCAGTACTAATAATGGTCCCATACCTGCTTATACTAATTTGAACACAGTTATACAGAATATTAATATAAACCCTTCCTTAGTAGTTGAAGTCCCTCAGTACACTCAGAATTTATCTAGATGTGTTGCTGATGTAATTTCTCTTACCCAAGATTCACCCGCCAGTTATCAACAATATCAATATAGTGGAAGTAATACTAATGCTAAGTTATATATAGCTGCTCCAATAGGACTTGGTCCTACTCCAGTCTCCATATTGACATATAACTTACATAACATTTACAGAGCGTTGGCAGATGATGCTCAATTCTCTACTTTTATATCTATACCACCAGTAGTAGCCGTTCCTAATGCAACGAATGGCTTATTCCTTTAATAGATATTTAACCTATTTATAGCCGTGGCGGCTTTAAAACCACAGCAGATAGGACTGCTCAAACCTAAACAAATTTACTTTTAAATTTGACAAATGAACTGAGGTTTTTCTGATTTCCTCAGTAAAGTTCATTATAGTTGCTATCAGAAGCTTTTAACTATGATGTGCGGGACTTACTTAAAGTTTTAGTCCGTAAATTAAACTCGGA